ATAGTGGCGCCGAAGACCGCTAGAGCAACCGCTACTGCCAAGATCTGCCCAGGAGCCATACCGGCAAATGCTGCCACAAACTTAGCCAATCCGATAGCTGCTATGGCTACACCACCTCCAATCAGAAGCATAGCAAATCCAAATGCCACCATCTTTTTGGGCTCTATTTTATTTATAGTTTCAATGAAGCTTTCAAACGGCGACGTGCTATTTTCTATGGCGTCAGACACTTCATCGATGGCTTCGCCGGTCGAGAACAGCCCTCCGAAAACTTTGCTGAAGCCCGCGATCAAGACCTTGAATACTCCTCTTGATTTAAATGCAGCCCACGCTCCGAGGAGGGCCCATACTGCCCAGGTGTTGTCAGCTAAAGCACTGGCTATTTTCTGCACTATTTTTAACAAAGGCATTGCAGCGTTGGCTATCTGTAACATTGTTGCTCTTAATTCTTCTTGAATGGTCATTAACTCTTTAGCCGATTCTTTTTGAGCAATCATTTGTTCCGCTGTTGCATTGGTTGAACCGGCTAGTCCATCCATATCGCCGCTCATAAGCTGTGCTAACTCACCTACGTCAGCTAAGCCTAAAGATTCTGTATAGAATTGCTTCTGGTAGTATGACATGTCATCGAAAGCTAATCCTGCATTGTCCAGAGCATCGCGAATCATCTCAAAACGTTCTGCCGGATCTGTTGCCATCATCATGTCCATCGCATTGACGAAGTTACCACCAAGAGCCGCATTAAGTTGGCCGGCTTGTTCGGCTGCGCCTTCAAAGGTATCAAATTTGTTTGTAATATTAAGCACTTTTTGTATTTCCATGCCAGTAAGCTTGGATATGCGCGATAGNTCCTTGAAAGCTTTAACGCCTTGATTACCGAATTTAGCCAAGGAGCCGCCGGCTTGGGCGAATTCAGACGCTAATTCTTGCGGAGAGCGTCCTAAAGCTTTTGCGGTTGCGATTATTTCATTTTGAATTTGTATAGCGCCGTCGGCAGAAGCTCCAAAAAACTTTATTGAATTCTGAGTTGCTTTTGCAGTATCGTCCATTGCAATACCAAGCCTTTCATGGACAAGCGCAGATTCTGTTAGGGCGTCTCTTTGCGTCCTAGACATCATTGTAAAATCAGTGACTGTCGATATAAAGGCGCCTTGGGCTTTTGTAGCGTCTTCCATGGAGACACCAAGTCTGGTCATTGCCTTGTACTGACTGGTGATGCTCTCGGTATAGACATCGCTTAGATGATATTGTTTCTCAAATCCTTTCGTAAGAGTATCAGTGCTGGTTAACAGGTCCAAAGTCCCTTGCTTAAGGCCTCTTAAGGAAAGTTGCCCGAAACCGAAAGCGTTTCCAATATCGACTACTTCATTTTTAATCTTCTTAAAGGTGCTTTCTATGTTCTTAGCTTCTTGTCCGCTCCTTTCAAGATTATCTACGCCGCGTTGAAGAGCGTTAGCGAGTTCGTCTGCGCTATTAATCTGACCTTGCTGGATACCTAGAAGATCACGCTGCGAGTCGGTCATACTGCTTAAGACGTCTTGGTAGGAACGGCCGTTGATTAAGTCTTGCTGTCTTAGCCTTGCTAATGTTTTTGCTATCTCAAGCTCTGCTTCTGCTATATTTCTTTGTCGCTCGCGAGCAACTACTCCTTCTTCAAGAGCAGACGTCTGGGCGCGAAGATGCTCAAGCCTTTGTTCTAAAGCAAGAAGTTCTTGTTCGGCGGCGATGCGGGCTTGGGCCACGGCCGCGGCGGCTCTTTCTTCTGGGGTCATTTATAAGGTCTCCCGTGACAACTGCACTATCCGTAATTAGTAAAGCGAAAAAAAAGACGAGGTTGAGTCCTCGTCTTAATTTATCGTTATATTTTAGGCTGCTTAGGTTGATTATACGCAGTTAGCGTTTGAACGTTAGAGCCCCCACCTTGTTTGGCATCTTCTATGGCCTCTTTTTCGCTCTGGAGTTGTTTTATCAACCTCTGTATAAACCAAGCCCTCAAGGCTACTGGCAAATTATAAGCTTCTGAAAATGACCAGCCGCCAGAATACTTTAAGAAGAAGAACCCTTCATAGACGCTCTCCATGTATTCATCGGTCAGGCCAAAAAAAGTCCGCTGTGAGCGGCACCTCCAGTGCGTCTTCGTGTCCGCAGGACTCGCACTCAAAATTCTGTGTCATGTCCACATTAGGAGTCGCCATCTTATAAAACAACCGTAGATGACGAGAATCTCTAGAAGGCAACTGCTCCACTATCTTGTTAATAGAATCGCGGTCTTCGACACCATTGATTGCTGCAATCATTAGCTTCAATTGGCGAGTAACGGTGTTTTCTGCTTGCTTGCGCTTTCGAGCGTTCTCTATCTGTGTCACTAATGAGCGTTCGTCGGTTCCGGTTAACAACCTAAAGGTAACCTCTAATCTAGACGCAGGCAAATTGGTTGTAAATGTTCCATCTCCATGATTCTGGATCTCGCTACTTGTTTCAATCTCCTCTCCACCATAAGTCTCAAGAGATTCCAAATCGAAAGATTCGCGCTGCTGATGTGAACACACAGGACATGTAACCTGGGTTATATATTCAGGTCCATAGCCAGAAACTCGCGCTGCAATGAGAAGTGCATTTCTATCTCCTGTGAGCAAGCTGTTGACTTTTATGCGAGAATCCTTAATTAGGCTCTGCATGGCGCGGTCGATAGCTACACCCTTCTTGAGCAATGCTCTGGAGGTAAGAATGTCTTCTTCTCTCGCTGTCATATGCTTGATCTCAAGCACCTCTTGATTGTGCAAGGGGTGTCCTTGCGGATAAAAGCGGCCTTTAGATGGTAGTTCAACGAACTCGCTCGGAACTACAAATGAAAACGGCTCGTTATCGGCCATCATCTGCTGGGGGACTGCGGTATCTGGCGGCGGAGTAGAAGGGCCACCAGTCCGGTCTGTATTACGTGACAAATGTCACCTCTCTTGTTATTGTATTGTCAGTTTCTTAGGGGGCGAATAGAGGGCCACCGCCGGTAGCAGCCGTAGCGATGGACGGGCTGCTTGACTCTAGAGTTGCCCAATCGTACTTAAGTGTGAGGGAAAGCTCGATTAGTTCGTCGGCGCCGTATTCCAGGTCACCAAACTTAAGCTCGGTAATGAAGGCATTCTGGAGAGTCCAGCTTTCCAACTGGTTACCATCGGCATCTAGCTGGTGGCACTTGACCGCACCAAGAGCCGTGACAACGCCTGACTTAGACATAGTGACCATATCGTTTGCGTCAGAAGGAGGAGAGTATCCACCAGCGACTATGATAGAGGACAGGGAGGTAACCATGTCCGGGTCTCCGGGATCAACCAAGGTCATGGACACGTCCTGCCATGTAACTGAGCCTGGGTAATAGAATGTGTGATTCAAGTACTTGTGTTCAGCGGCGTTAATCTGGAAAGAAGGCTTTGTCGCACTCTTTGCGTACCACATTGTGTTTGTGCCGCCCTGGCCAGATGGATCAAGACCCATGAACTCTACTTTAAATCTAAACTTTCTTTTGGGCTCTACGATGCCGGGCCCTGTCTGTGTCCAAAATGCCATTACTTAAATCTCCTTACATTGTTAAGTAGTTGTAATCTATGTTTAGTCATCAAAAGATGCTCCAGTTGATGCAATCACAAAGTCAATCGCAATNTATTCGATAGCACGAGCAGGCTTAACCATGATCTTCGCGTATAGAATGTTCTGATCAATCAAATCAGGAGTTGTGGTAGATTCGTCCAAAATCAATCGGTAATCGGAGATACCGTAATCAATCTTAGTGTTGGCCAAGAGCGGCTCAATGAGACCCTTAAAGCGGTTCCAAGTGGACTGCACATTCTGGTCGAATAGAACCTGAGTTGCCAAGAGGGAGATCTGCTTCTTAAGGAAGATAACCATGCGGCGAACGTTGATTCTATCAAGCGCAGACTGACGCTCCTGGAGGGTCTTCTGTCCGAACACAACGATTCCGCTTGACGGGAAGGAGGCAATCGGGTTAATGCTTGCCTCGTATAGAGTGTCGCGGTCCTTGGAGGTTAGCCTCTCGGTCACGTTGGAAATCGGGATACCGGCTGCACCATCACTCAAGCCGCCGCGGTTGAAGCCAGCGGGAGCGAACCAGAGCTTAGAAGATGCCTGGGAGCTAGCGAGAACGCCCATCATCGCAACAGTGGGCGGAATCCACACAAGCTGACCAGTGCCTTCGTCGCGGGTCTGGACCCAGGGGTAGAAGGTGGCACCGTAAGAGGAATCAACCTGACGGTTCCGAAGCGCGGTGGCGGCGGAAGTCGGAGTGGTACCGATACGGGAGGAAGCAGCAGCGAAGTACTGCTCACTGGACGGAATGTAAACATTCGGCAAGTCGATAAGTGCGAGTGCATCGCCGCGCTCCTCACACACATTGACTGCGTGAGTAGTGAGGGAATCCACAGTGAGGCCCGGAACAGCCAAGAGGTTCATGTCAAGGTACTCGGGGTCAGCCAAGGTATCAATCGCCTGCTTAATGGTATTGTAAGCGTAGGAGTTGTCCTCAGAAGTGCTGCTAATGTCGGTCATGCCCTTGTTGTAGAAGGGATCCGGCACTGTGATGTCAACACCATCAAAGCCGCCCCAGAAGGGTGCTGTGAAGCGATCGTAGCCTGCATCCAGGAGAGTGACGTAAGTGTTTGTGCTGCGTGCGGTGCTACTGTTGCCTGCGCGGCGTGAGCCGGAAGCGTAGGTGTAGACACTGTCGCCAGAAGCACTGACGTTATCCATGGTAAAGACGTATGAGTAGCCTTCGAGCGCAGATGTGGACACGTTGTAGCTTGCTGCTGTTGTGTCGGCCGGAACACCAGAAGTGGTGCCCAAACCGGCGTACCAAAGACGCTCGGGATCCGCAACACTGGCGTCGGGGCGAGTGCTAGCAGCAGTTCTGGTGACCTGGAATCCGAAGTAAGCGTTACGCGGGTCGGATAGACCACCATCGGTTGCTGCGCTGCGCAAACGTACAGACGGGAAGTTCAAAGATGCTGTCACCGCGAAGTCCTCCAGGACCGGGGGATAGGATGAAGAAATCACCGCGTCGGCCAGGTTGGGGCGGCCGGGAAGATCCTGACCGAGGCGCACAAAGCGCTCGTCCAAATCTGATAGAGAGCCGGAAGCGGTGAATGCGCTAACATCACGAAGCTTCGGAGGACCGAAGTAACCGAACGGTAGAAGTGTCGGGTCAGTTGCACCGGCATCAGTATCGGCGTTCATCTCAACACGAACAAACTTAGAGAGGTTCGGGTAAGTCTCACGGGTACGTAGACGGCGCTCGGAAGCATCCCACTCCTCATACTGAGTACCAATCTGGCGAGCGATGTAGTTCGGGGAAGTGGGGTCAAGTGAAAGGTTGTCGAACCGCTCAAGAATCACGACCTTGCTGTCTGTGTCTAGCAGTGAGCGCAAGACAAGAGAGAAGGAGCCGTAATCCGAAGTAGAGACGCTGGACTCTCTGATCTTCTCGATGGAGACCTTGACGTTCTTGTGGAGCCACTCGCCATGGCCGCGGCCAATCAAGCGGAAGAGCTTGGGTGCCGAGGCGACCTGGAAAGAAGCGGCAGAGCCGAGATCCTGACCGATAAACCAGCCAGCAACCGCATCCTGAGAAGGAGCACCCTTCATGTTGAAGGGTCCGACCGCATCGCTGGAGCCAGAAGAGATACCAGCGATCAAGCCAACAAGCTTGCCAGTGGTGCCTCCGGTGCGACCTGCATCGCGGATCTCCTGCTCAA